CGGCGCCGCGCGCCTTGCGACCCGGTTATCGGGTCGCGCTTTGTTCGGTCTTCTCCAATCGCGTCTGATCCGGGACCGGAAAGAGCAGCTCGGTCTCGACGCCCAGCGCCCGCGCGAGACGGACGATCGCGGCATAGCCGGCCTGCGCATAGTCGCGTTCGCCGCGCTCAAGGAGCGAAATGGTCGCTTCATCCACACCCGCCCGCCTGGCGAGCTGCCGTTGCGTAAGGTGTGCAATTTGGCGCGCGATCTTCAGGTTCATCGTTAACGACCACAGTTAGCTTATGTAATCAATTGACTATTGTCAAGCACAGGATTATCGTAATAATCGACGTGTGCGCAACGAGTTCACTATGCATCAACCGCGATGCCTAACCTTCGAAACAATGAGCGCGTGCTGGACGACGCGCAACGGAAGCGAATTGGGGGCCGCCTCCGATCCCTACGCATCGAGCAGGGGTTGGATCAGATCGAACTCGCCAAGCGGGCCAAGATCTCTACAGGCACGGTCCAAACGATCGAATGGGGCATCCGCAAGAATAAAGACGAGAACATTGATGCCGTGGCGCGCGTTCTGGGCACGACCCTCGCGGCCCTGGAGCAGAAACCGCACATCAACCCGACGGACCCACTACTCAAAGGTCTCAATCGTGAGGATCTCGAAATCGCCCGCGCTTATCACGAGGCCTCGACAGCCGTGCGCGATCATGCGCGCCGACTCCTGCGTGATCGTGAGCCGCAGCGCCCCAGTGAACCAACGACCGACGAGCTCTCAGCGCTTGCGACCAGCATCGCGCGGCTCACCGAAGAACGCCGCCAGCTCGTCACTGAACTGGTAACACAGCTCAAAGATTTAGAAGATCGTGATGATAAAACCGGCTAGCGAACCACAGAGACTGCCTTTAACCGACTGGCGGATAATCGGCGATCCACAATGTCGAAAGTCTTGCGATTTCATAGCGGATCTCGCGACACGTTGGCGACGACGCGCGCGGCCGCGGCAGCGGCTGTACGAACAACCGCCGAGGAACGAGGGCGGCGCCTTGAACAGCTGGAACGCCGCAGCCCGGTAAAAGCGGATCTCGTTGACCGTTTAATCCGGCAATTCTTGAACGAAGCCCCTCACGCGCCGGTCATGGCGAAGGGGCGGGGGCGATCTTCGACTTCGCTCGATGACTAGTAGTTTTAACAGCGCCTTAGGCGAGTAGTACGATGCCTGACGAGCCGCCTCCACCACCCCCACCGCCCGACATCCCTGACTACCCGCCTGACGACCAGATCGCGATCGAAGTGACCGAGGCGGAGGCGCTGTTGATCGGCGCCTTCCGCGCGATGCCTCCGCACCAGCGCGCCGCGTTCCTCGACGCTCTCCGCTTCATCGACCACCTCTTTGGACCGCGGCGCGCATGACCAAGAAGACGCGCGAGACGAGCGGCGGCCGTTTCTACGAGCGCCAGCCCGACGAGCTCACCGAGGTGCCCGCCGGCGGCCGGACGCCGGACGTGGTGATCTGCCGGCGCGTTGTGGACTATCCCTTCGGCCAACCGCTCCCGCCGGGCGCCGACCTGGACACCTGCCACCGCTGCAGCGCCTTGATCGTCTATGACACGCGCGGCCCGTTTCCCGACGTGCCGCGCATCTGCCTGCAGTGCGCCGGGATCCAGCCGCTGCCCTTCCCCGATTAGCGGCCGCGCGCCGCACGACTTGCATAAAACCTAGCGATAGGTTATACTCTCTGGGTATGAAAGTGCGCGAGGTGTTGACGCGCTTAGCCGCCGAGGGCTGGGTCACCGTGAAGAGTTCCGGGAGTCACCGGCAGTTGAAGCACCCGAGGAAACCGGGCCGCGTCACGATCGCGTTTCACGGGGCCAATCAGGATCTCCCCATCGGGACGCTGAAGAGCATCGCTAAACAAGCAGGCTGGGAGGAGTTATGACCTACGCCGTCGTCATCGAACAGGGACCGACGAGTTACGGGGCGAGTGTGCCCGATCTCCCCGGCTGTGTCGCCGTGGGCCGCACCCTACAGGAGGCGCAGCGGCTGATCCGGGCCGCGATTGCCGCGCATGTGGACGGGTTGCGCGAGGACGGGGCGCCGCTCCCGGCGGCGCGCACGCAGATTCAGGTCGCGACCGTGCAGGACGGCGCGCGTCCACGCCGGGCGCGCGTGGCCCTCATGAGCGCCGCCGCCCTACTGGGCCAGCGGACCAGCCGGCGGAAAGCGGCCAGCTCGCGCGCGAATGGGCGGCTCGGCGGCCGCCCCAAAGCGGCGCGCTAGCGCGTGCAGTAGAACACCGACTCGATTTGCTCGACAATCGTCCAGCCGTTGAGCGGCTTGACCTCGAACGCCTCGGTCCGCTGAATCACCACCGCGCACGCCTGGCCGCCCACGATCCGCGCATACGCGCGGCTGTTCCAGACGAGCGGGTCCTCGCCGCCGGCCGGGTGCGTCTCGATCGGCATCTCCGAGAGATGGCCCGCCGTGTACTGGCCGTAGCGATAGTCGAGCGGCACCGCGCGCACGCCCGCGATGAACGCCTGCGCGCAACTGAGTTCGGTGCCGTTGTGCGCGAGCAGCGTCGAGTACTTCCCCGCCTCGCTATGGAAGCAGCCGCCGTTGTGGAGCAGCAGCATGCCGGCGCCGCAGTCGAAGTGGTCGCCCGGCACCGGGCCGCGGCCCTGGTCGGGCCGGCAGAGCTCGTTCGCCGTCGCCGGGATGCCGCAGCGGTCGGCGATGTCCTCCATCGGGTTGTGGACCGCCTTGCGCGGCCAGTCCGGCGGCCGCGCCGGATGAATCGTGCCGTAGTCCCACTGCGGGGCGTAGACCGGCGGGATCACGTCGGCGCCGTAACTACCGCTGCAGGCCCAGATCCCCACCGGGCGCAGGAAGCCGTCCATCGGCGTCGCGTTCATCAGTTGATCGTTTTCATTCACGCGCTCGAGAAAGTGCGGCACGCCGGCGCGCGCGCGGAGGATCGCCGCGCACTGCTCAAAGTGTTCGATGCGCTGCTGCTGCGACCAGTGCGCCCCGTTGCTGCTGTCGCCGTTCGCATCGACCAGCGCGGTAAGCTCAACGCGCAGGCCTTCCGCCTCCGCGAGCGCGAGGAACGTCGGCAGCAGTTTCGTGTAGTAGTCGGGGATCTCCGTCGGGAGGAGCCGGCCGAGCGTGCCGCACATCATCGAGAACACGCGCACCTCGTTGAACCCGAGCTGCACCCGCTCGCGCAGGATCGGCACGATGTCCTGGCCCGCGGCCATGAGCCGGATCAGCCCGAAGTCGGAACAGGCGATCCGCGCGTGCGGCGTGCCGTCCTGCTGCTCGAAAAACTTGCCGTTGATGCGGAGCGGCGTGAGGACCGGCGCGACCCGCTCGAGCGTCACCATCGGGAGTTCGGGCCAGTGCGGAAAGCCGGCCGGCTGGTCGGGACCAATCGCCATCGACGTGATCGACGTGGCATGGCCAGGCGCTTCGACCGTCAGCTGACCGGGCGCATTCGGCGCGCACGGCGGGGCCTCGAAGTGCAGCAGGCGATGCGCGCCGCCGCCGGCATCCACGACGCCCTCGACGCGCTGGCCACCGGTGTCCATGAACGCATGTGCGTCCTCGGGGCTGACCGAGAGGCCGAGCGCCCAGGACTGCTCCGTCACCTCGAGCGTCACCGCCGGCAGTTCGTCAGGGCGGCCGGTGACCGGCAACGGCTCGTCGTAGGTGACATAGCCGGGCGCCTCGACCACCAAGCGGCCAAACGCGCCGATCTCGAACGGCGGCGCGTGCATCGCGATCAGGTAGTGCGCGCTGTCACCCTCGCGCACGCCGGTCACGCGCGCGCGCTGCTGGCGCACCGTCACGGTCGCGTCGGCCGGCGTCACGGTGATGCCGAGTTGCCACTCCTGATCCGGAGGCGAGGGATTTGGATCCGGAGGCTGCGGCCGGTCCTGGAGGCGGCAGAAAAACGCGAGCGCCTCGTCCCACCAGGGCGGCGCGATGAAGGTAACGACCTTTCCCATGTGTAGCCCCTCGCTTCGGCCGCGAGGATGCCACAGCGGCGGGTCGTAGTACTACTGTCGCCGCGGGGATCGATCGGGGCCGCCGCGTCGAGCGCCCGCGGCGGCGACCGCTGCGAGCGGACGCATCACCGGCAACACGCTGTCCTCCGGCTCCGGCGTCTGCGCGAGGCGCGCCGCGTCCTCGGGCGCCCACCCGAGCCGGACAAGTTCGGCCTCATCGGCGCGGGGCGTCCCCGGTACTCGCTCGCCCGTCTGCGTGTGGAACCCGCCGACGATCAGGTTGGGATGGCCGGCGGCTTTATTCGGCGACGGCCAATGCCCGCCCGGCGGCGGGGGCCTGATGCCCTGGCGGAACGCAGCGCGGTAGTCGTACTGCTGCAGGGGGTCGTCTGGGTTGGGGTTCATCTGGTTCGGTCCCGCCCAGTTCGCGTAGTACCGCTGAAAGGCCGCCTCGTCCGCGCCGAGCGGCGGGGCGCCCCGACCGGCGGCCGGCGCCCGGCGCGCGTTCGCGGCCTCACGGGCACTCACGACCGGAGCCGCCGCACGGGCGCGCGACGGCGCCTCGAGCGGCTGATACACCATCGGGTCGGCCAGGTTGTGTGGCTCCATCGGCGTGATCGTCAGCGGCCCCACGTCGCGGTTCAACAGATCGGAGTAGCCGGGATGCCCCGGCACATCGGCCCGCGGGTCGCCGCGCGCGGCCTTCTCCAGTTTCGCGAACGCGGCCGCGACCACCGCGGGCGACGGCTTCGTCGGCCCGCGGAAGATGAGCGTACGCCCCGTGCGCGGGTCGGTTTCGGTGTACTCAGGCATCGCGTTGACTCCCCCGACCCTATGTAATTACAATAGACCCACGATGGCGATCCGTACGCATCTCATCCCGATCGGCAATTCGCGCGGCGTGCGCCTCCCGCGGGCCGTGATCGAACAGGCCGGCCTCGGCGACGAGCTCGAACTGGAGGCCGTGCCCGGCCAGGTGACGATCCGCGCCGTGCGCCAGTCCCAGCGCGGCTGGGCAGACGCCGCCAAAGCGCTGCACGCGGCCGGCGGCGATACGCTGCTCGATCCGGCCGTCGCCACCACCTTCGATCACACCGAGTGGACGTGGTAACCGTTCGGCGCGGCGAGGTGCATCTCGTCCGGCTCGACCCGACCGAAGGCCATGAGATCCAGAAGACACGTCCCTGCCTCCTCGTGTCGCCCGATACGCTGAACGCGCATCTCGCGACGGTCATTGTGGTGCCGCTGACGACGGGGAGCCATCCCGCGCCGTGGCGCGTCCCCTGTCGCTTTCAGCGGCGGGCGGGTCTGCTCGTGCTGGATCAGATCCGCACCGTCGATCGCCGCCGGCTCGTCCAGCGCCTCGGCCGGCTCCCAGCGGAGACGGTCACCGCGGTCCTGGAAACGCTCCAAACCCTCTTCGCGGTCGCGCCGGAGGTGTGATGGCTGCCCCGACGCCGTCCCCGTGGAGTACCCGCTGGGACGCCCGCGTGCCGCGCCGCTTCCAGCCGCTCTGGCGCACCGTGAAATGGTCCCTCGCCGGGCTGGGCGCGTATCTCTTCGTCGGCCACTACGTCATGACGTGGGGCTGGGCGACCACGATCTGGCTCTTCGTCGCGCCGTTTCTGTACGCCGTCTGGCGCGCCTGGCCGACTAGCGCGCCGCCTTCGCCCCCGTCACCGCGGTAATCTGCCCGAGCGCCGTCGTGATCGCTTGCGGCTTGCCCGTCATCAGGGCGTCCGCGAGCTGGTTGCGCAGCCGCGCATCGACCAGCCGCCAGCGCGGCGAGGTCACGGCCGCGCGAATCATGCCCCCGAGTTGGCCCGCGAGCACCGCGCCGCCGGCCGCGGGGAGGACGCCACTCGGCGCGCCGACCGCCGCGCCTGCCGCCGCGAGCCCACTCTTCGCCACCGCCTGCCCGAGCCCGGGGCCCTGCGGCTGCGTCCGCTGCAGCGTCTGCGTCACCACGTCATCCAGGTTTTTCCAGAACGACCATTCCTTGTTGATGGCCGCGAGGTCGGGGACCTCGGCGGCGAGGAGCTCGCGGATCGCGCCCGCGCCTTCGCGCTTCGCCCACGCCTCGCTCTGGTCCTTGAGCGGCACGCCAATCGCGCCGCCCGCCCGGTGTGCGAAGCCGCCCGCCTGGTCCACGATCTTGTCCCACGCCATGCGGAGCGCCCGGAGTTGATTGACGGTCGGGTTCGGGCCCAGTTGCGTCACGGTGTCCTGGAGGCGGGTCAACTGCCCCACGACGCGGTCATCAAACACCACGGTGGTCGGGCCCTTCGCCCCCTGCACGACGGTCCGGAAGGGGTCCTTCGCCGCTTCGAGCGCGGCCACAATCGGCTGCGTCGAGGTCACCCCCTGCCCGCCATACTGCGCGAGCGCGGTGTCGAGGTTGGTGCCGACCTGTTCGAGCATCTCTTCGGCTTGGGCCTGGAGCGCCTCCCGGCTGCCGCCGAGGCCGCGCTTGAGCATCTCCGGCGCGATGCGCGCTGCGATGGCTTTAAAGCGTTCCTTGGTCGGCCCGAGCGCCTGCACGACCTTCTCGACGGCCTTCTCCTTGAGGCCTGGCGCCGCCGCGCCGACCAGCGACCCCGCCACCGGCAAGGTGCCGCCGAGCACGCCGCCGACGACTGGGCTGCCGCCTTGCGCGGCCGCCATCGCGGCCCCGCCGACGCCTTCGACTACGGCACGCGGGAGCACCTGGGCCGCCGCCCGGCCGATCACCGGCGCTAGGCTGGGCGCCGCGCGTGCCGCGGTCGCGGTCGCCGCACTGGTAATGGCGCGCCCTGGGACCAACATCTCGGCGACCTGTTCGGCGGCCTTCCCGACCGACTGCGTCGTGTTCGACGGGGTCGTGACCTGGTGCCCCTGCTCGAAGCTCTGCGCCGAGAGGCCGGGCACGCCGTAGAGCGCATCGATGGCCGACGACACGCCCGGGATTTTGTGAACGAGTTCGCCGAGGTTGACGAACGTCCCGGTCGCGCCTTTCACCATCCCGATCCCGAGGTCGGCGAACATCCCGCCCCAGGTGTCCTCGGCTGGGGCGGGCGCGGCGGCGGGCTTAGGCGGGGCTTCGCGCGCAGTCCACGCGCCAATTTGGACCTCGCCCCCGACGGGCGGGAGGTCGTCCTGCGGTACTTCCGCGCCGATGGGCGGCAACCGTTTCTGTTGGCCCATTACTTTGTCCTGATCCACTTCCCAGTTTTGGCGTTGTAGGTTTGCTCTGTGCCAGGGTGCCCAGGGATCTCCATCTTCGCGCCGTCCTTCGGAGCCGCCGACGCCGCCGCGCGCGGGGCCGGCTCGCCGTAATACTCCTCGTAGGCTTTCCCAGCCGAAAACCCGACGCTCTCAAGCACCCCTTGGCGCGCCGCCCGCTTCTGCGCGATGACCTCTGGGGTGTCGCCCGGCTGGACAAAGTAGGTGCGCGCGTCGTTCGCGTACTCATGTTCGGGAATCGCGGCGCCTGACTCTTTCCGCAGCCGCGCTTCGGTAAAGGCGCGTTGCGCCTGGTTGTAGAGCTGCTGCACCGTGCTCTGCGCCACATTCGGCAGGACCTTGAGGCCCGCCTGCGCCAAATAACTACTGCCAACCTGATCCTCTAGGGTGCCCGCCCCCCCAGGGCCGGCGGTGCCCAGGGTATCGAGCGCCTCTTTCATGCGGTTGTAGAACCCGAGGTCTTTCCGTTCCGCGCCGGTGGAGGGGCGCGACGCGGCGGCCGTCGGTGGCCGGGGATACGCCGTGCCAGGCGTCGGCGTGACGAACTGCGTCACGGGGTTGCCCTGGGCGTCCACCGTCTGCACCTGGACCGGACTCGGGGGCGCTTGGCGCGGCGGCGGCGTGGGATACGACGCGCCCGCCTCCGGCGTGACGAACCGGGTCACGGGCCGCCCCTGTGCATCGACGGTCGAGACGGACTGTGGCGTCGGCGGTTTCGGCGGAACCACCGGGAAGGACGCGCCGGGCGTCGGCGTGACGAACTGCGTCACCGGGTTGCCCTGGGCGTCCACCGTCGTCACGCGTTCCAGTTTCGGCTCGATCGGCTTGATTCCCGCCTGCTGCATGGCGGTCTTCACGATGGACTCGATCTGCACCGGGTCCGTCAGTCTGCTGAGCCGCTCGTAGGCCTCCGGCTCCAGCCACTCCGCATCCAGCAACCCCTTGAGCGTGACGCGCCAGTAGGCGGGGTCGTAGTTCGCCTTCGCTAGCCCCTCGGCGGCGTTGGCGATCATCGCCTGTTCGGCTTTCTTCGCGGCCTGCTGCGCCGAGCGTCTGGCGGCCGCCGCCGTGGTCGCCGCCTGGGCGTGCTGAATGACGCCGGGAATGCCCGCCGCCGGAACGCGCTTCATGAGTTCGTTCGTGTCGAGCTCGTAGGTGCCGTCGGGCTGCTGCTTCCAGGCGGCGCGATACGCCTCCGCGGTTTGCTGCTGGTCCGCCGTCGCTTGCTCCCGGCTCTGGATCTGCTGGAGGCGGTCCGCTTCCGCCACGTCGGTCAGCCGCCGCCGATTCGCGAGCTCCGAGAACTGCGCGAGCGTCTGCATCGGGTCATTGAGCGGCGTGACGCCGACGCCGATGCGCCCCGGGATCGAAGGATCAATCGGCATAGCGTTACCCAAACACCCCGGCGGGTTGTCCGTTCATGCTCCAGTTCGGGCGGCCGTAGTTGTTCGTCGGCTGTTGCATCCCCTGATACGAGCCGTAGAGGCCGACGCCGGTGTTCACGATGTTGTTCCCGGCGTTGAGCCACGCGTTCGTCCCGGCGATCCCCGCGGCCGCGTTCGCGTTGCCCGCGCCCGTGATCAGGTCGTTCAGCGAGCGGCCGTAGTCGCCGTAGATGTTCCCCATGTTGTTGGCGTAGCCCTGGCCGTACTGCGCCATCGAATTCTGCGCGCCGAGGCCCAGCTGCGCGACGCCCAGCATGCGCGTGTAGGCGTTGCCCTGCTGGTTCTGGAATTCGTTGTAGCGCTGCGTGTACTCGCCGGCCGCCTTGTCGTAGCCCGTTTTCCACTCGTTGAATTTGTTGTTGTAGAGGTTCTGGTATTCGTTCTTGCCGTAGTCCTGCGCGAAGGTCTCGAGGTCCTTCAGCGTGCCGCTCGTGAGCAGCGTGCCCTTCGCCGACGCCGAGCGTTCGAGCGCGGTCTGTCCGGCCTTCAGCCGCGCATCGAAGCCGGGCGAGTTGCTCTCGTTGACCGTCGTCGGCGCAGTGAACGGGTCGTAGGCGAACTTCTCGGTCCACGGCGCGACCAGGTCGCCGCCGCCGGGACCGCCGCCGCTGCTGCCGTCCTCGACTTGCCACGACCAGCCCATGCGCGCCGGGTCGCCGCTGCTGAAACTCGACCCGACATCGACCACCTGGCCGCCCGGCAGGATGATCGAGTCGGCGATCCCCATCGCGTTCTTGTTCCCGAGCGTGACGCCGTACTTCTGGAGCTCCGGGAGCAGCGCCTCGAGCTCGCCCGGGCTGGGCGCGCGGCCGCCGGTGAGGCCCTGAAACCACGCCTGCCAGCCACCCTCCGGGATGCCGCCGGTCGCCGTGGGTGTGCCGGCCGGGGCGGTCCCGTTCGTCGCTGGGTTGAGGCTCCAGTCGTACATGCCGTACTCGCCGTTCGCCGGCGTCGGGACGTGGCGCCCCATCTCGTCGCGGCCCGCCGCCGCATACGCGCCCTCGCGCGACAGCTGCTGACCGACCGGACGCGGCGCATTCGCCTGAATCGCCGGCGACTGATACGAGAGCCACGCCGCGTAGAGCGGCGAGTCAGGCTGCGGCGTGCGGCTGTTGTCGGGCCAGAACGGCGTCGCGTAGTACGCGTAGCCCTGCTGCGGGAGCCCGCCGTAGGGATCGGTGTAGCCCGGGGCGAACGGGTCGTGCGTCACGTACTGCGGGGTCGCCGCGCCCTGCGGTGTGTAGGTGTAGCCGGCCGGGACCGCCATGCTTTACCTCCCCCCGCCGGCGGCGAACACGCGGCTGAGCGGCTGTGCGCCGCCGGGCAACCACGCCGGTCGCTGGTTCAAGCCGAAGGCGGGCGGCATCCCGGGCGGCGCCGGCAGCGGCGGCGCCGGCGGGGCCATCCCGCCCTGCCCCGCGCCGCCCGCCACCAGGCCACTCCCGGTGCGCACGTCGCCCGGCAACCCGACCCCCCGCGCCAGCGCGCCGAGCGTCTGCCCGCCGAATTGCGCCAGCGGCGCATACTGCGAATACATCCGGTCGGCCTGCTGCTGCTGCACGCCCAGCGCCTGCTGCGCCAGTTGATACTGCATCTGCATCGCCTGGTTGGCGGCGTCGGTCTGCGTCTTCGCGGCGCCCTTCGCGGCTTGGCTCTGCTTGTGCGCGCCGTACAACTGCATCCCGGTCGTCGCGCCCATGATCAGCGGTATCGCAATCGCGGCTGGCATTTACATCACCCTTTCCTGAACGGCGCGGCCTCGCGGCTGCGTCAACGGTACGACAAACGTGCCCCCCGGTACTGCGCGCGCGCCGACGTGCGCGAGCAGGCGCTCGATCTCCGGCGTCAGCGCCCCGGTGAGCACCTCGCGCACGCCGAGCGCGGCGCCGATGGCTTTCACCCCGCGCCAGAGGTGCCGGATCACCGCCGAGCGGCCGCGATGCGGCGGCGCCACCCAGAGCCCCTCGACGTGCCAGCACTGCAACAGCGCCCAGCAGCCGACGATCGCCCCGCCCTGATCCTCGACGGCGATCACCAGCGACCCCGGCGGCAGCAGCGGCCACACTTCCCCGAGCTCCGTGCCCTCGAGACGCGGCCATTCCAAAGGGTCGAGGAGCCGGGCCGTCATTGCACGTCGAACGTCGCCTGCGCATACAACTGGTGCTGCGTCGTCGGCGTCCACGGTTGGTCGTTCCCCCGATAGAACCCGAGCTCGCGCGTCGGCGTCGGCCAGTACATCTGGCCCGGTTTGTATTCGGTCGCGCCGCCGTCGAGCGCGAAGGCCGGCAAGCCGTAACTCGTCGTGCGCACCTGATAGGGCAGCCCGTTCATCATCAGCAGAAAGGCGCCCGTGGGCGCGACCGTCGTGCCGATGAACGCGAGACTGAGGAGCAGGTTGGCGCCGCTCAGGCGGTAGTGCCCCTGCTGCACGCTGCCGAGCGGCACCGTCCACGCGCCGATGGTCGTGCCGCTCGTATCGGCGGCGCGAAACGTGAGCGCCGCGAAATCGAGCGGGAGCCAGCCGCCCTGCTCATGCGCGACGAGAATCCACGGCCCGTCCCCGGCCTTGGTGTACATCGCCGTGCCGCAGCCGCTCGCGCCGGTGAAGGGCGCCAGCGGCGTCGGGCCGGAGTTCACAAAGTTGATCAACTGGTTCTCCGGCCGCGAGCCCGAGCCCGCCGGCGGCGCGAGATACACCGGCCCGGTCCCGAGCGCGCGCAGCACCAGCACCTGGCCGGGCGTGCCGTTCGCAAAGCCATCAATCGTCAGCGGCGACGCGTTCCGCAGCGAGAGGAAACTGATCACGCCGGCCGGCACCGGCACATCGTGCTGCAGGCCCGTGAGACTGATGCTCTCGGCGGTGCTCCGCAGCGCCGTCGGCGTGACGATGTTGTCGGCGGTCCAGATCGTGACGCCCTGCGCGTCCTTGAGGACTTGCTTGTAACTGACCGCCGCGAGGAAGAGCTGCGGCGCGCGGCCGGCGGCGTCGAGCACGACCGGGTTCGGGAGCGCGACACTCAGCGCGAAGTCGGCATACACCGGCGTCGGCGTGTCAGTCCCCGCGAGGAAGAACCCGAGCGTGCCGCCGCTCAGCGGGTCGCCGTTCGCATCGAAGAACTGCTGCACGCCGACCGGGGACACACTGCCGATTGCCATGCAGGACCGCCTTTACTGAATCGGGAACACCAACGAGAACGACACGTAGCTGGTCCCCGCCGGCCAGGCCACTTGCTGATACGGGTACAACGTCATCGTCGGCCCGGCGGCGGCCGACGCGAACCCCGTTTGCCACCCCGGCGCCGTCGCAAGGTAGGACATCAGTGGCATCGTCCAGCCCCCGAGCAGTCCTGACGCGCCGCCCGGCAGCGTCAGCGTGATCCCGCTCACCGGCGCGCCGAAGTTCATCGTCCCGATCCCGGCGACAAACATCGTCTTGCCGACAAACGCCCAGTGGATCGGGCCGGTCACGCCGGCCGGCGCCATAAAGGTCGCGCAGTCCCCGGTGGTGTAGTGCCCCATCGGCGCCGCGCGCCCTTTCTCGTACACGTCGAGCGCGACGACGGCATTCCCGAGCCGGTCCACCCGCAACGGGGTGCCCTGCACGGCGCCGGCATCGTTGGCCGTCTGAAACCGTAGCCCTTGCCCCGACACCAGGGCATACCAGAGCCGGGCATCCGCCGGCGCCGCCGCCTCGTTCAACTGCACGACCGGCGCGGGCGCGCTCACGCGCAGACCGCCGGGCGCGGTGATCGTCTGCGCGGCCACAAAGGTGTTCACGAGGTCGCGGCGCGCGACGTTCGCCGAGAGGCGCGCGTCGGGGAGCGTGCCGCTCGTCAGGATCCCGGCATCGAGCGCGACCAGCGCATCGCTCCCGCCCGGCTCATGCGAGGCGTGATGCGGGCCGGGCACGCCACCCCCGGGCGCCGCGCTATACGCCGCCCAGATCACGCCGTCGCTGCGTTCCGTCAGGCCTTCGTCGGTGACGAAGTAGATCGTCCCTGGCGTGACCTCGTCGGCCGGCGGCTGCGCCGCGCGCGGGCCCCGGCGCGTGAGGGTGTCCACCTCATGGTAGGGGACGAAAATCGTCGGGGTTTCATACACGGGCATCATCGCTCACCGTCGGAAATAGACGGGCATCGCCATACGCTGCGGTTCATACGCGCCCGCCAGGTGCACATGGTCCGGCAGCGCGACACTGTGGGTGTGCGCCGCCTCGACCGACACGCCGTGCGCGTGCGCGCCGACCGGATCGACCGTCACCGGGTGGCCGTGCGCGCCGGCGGGGTCGGTCGCCGTCGGGATCGTCGTGTGCGTGTGGTCGCTGCGCGCGGCGCCAAACGACGAGCCGCTGTCGGCGTTCTGCGACGCGCTGGGCCCGGTCATCCCCATGCCGGGGACGTTGTGCTGGTGGTCGCCCACCGGGGCCGCCGCCGCCGTGTGCGTGTGCCCTCCGTCGCCCGCCGTCGCGCCGCCGTGACTGTGCGCACCGCCCGCCCCGCTCACCCCCGCCAAGCCGCCGCCCGGTCCTGTCTGCCCGAAGAAGGGCGGAAAGATCGTCGGGTCATAGGTCGCGCCGGCCTTGAAATAGACCTGGTTGCCGACCATGTCCGGCAGCGTGAACGCCGCCGCCGTCAGCGTCGGCCCGCCGGTCAAGAGGTAGTCGGTCACGCCGCCGCCGCAGATGACCCAGCCGGGCTCCTGCGGCGCGAGCGGCCGGTAGGCGACGAAGCCGTTGCCGGGGTCGCCGGGCGCAAAGGTCCACTTCGCGCCGTCCCAGCGGCAGCAGTGGAAGTAGGGCGCGAGCACCATGTAGAGCCGGCCCGCATCGGCCGGCCCGAGCCCGGTCGGCTGCGCGGCCAGCGTGCCCGCCGGGATGGTCACCACGCCGCCCCCGCCGCCGCCCGTCGGAGGCGCGGTGAAGGCACCCAGCCCGTTGAGGAACAGCCCGCCGTCCCCGGGGTAGCCGCTGAGCGCCGTCACCGCGAGCGCGTCACTGCCGGCGGCCGCGTGCGACGGCGCGTGCGGGAGGGGCACGCCTCCCCCGCCGCCGCCGGCGCCGCTGTAGACCTCCCACGCCGCACCGCTCGAGCGTTCGGTGACGCCTTCATCGGTCACGAAGTAGAGCGTGCCGGTCGTGACGTGCGCCGGGAGCGGCTGCGCCGCCCGGGTCCCGCGCCGGATGCAGTCGGCAAAGATCGGCATTACACGGTGCCCCGCGCAAAGGTCCAGGTCGCCACGTCATCGACCCAGGTCACGATCACGTCGCCCCGGTCATCGAAGACGAGCTCCGGCGAGGCCGGCCGGCCATTGGTGACCGGGAGCCACGCGCCGAGGCCCGCCTGGCCGACCGCCAGCACGGTCCCGGTCATCGCGAGGCCCGCGCCGAGCGTGATCTCCTGCATCGGCCCCGCGCCGCTGCTGCCGCGCCCGAAGAGCCGCGCCGCGGCGCCGAGCCGCAGCACATCGAGGCCGCCCGGTTCATGCGTCGCATGGTGCAGACTCGGCGGCGTCCCGCCCCCGCCCCCGGCGCCGGCCATCTGCCCCACTTTCATCGTCAGGCGGCGCGCCCAGTCGAGCCAGGGGCGCGTCATCACGCCCTGCGTCGGGATCGTCACCGGGTCCTGCTCTGGCAGGTACAGGAACCCCTCCGGGTCCTCGGCTTTCGGCCGGCGCAGCTTGCGGGGATCGAATTCGGGCATCAGTGCCGCCCGCCTTCGACGGTGAGGTAGGCGTCGATCAACCGCCACGGCACCTTGTCCGTCACGGTGATCTCAAACACGCGGTCGCGCGCCGACCCGAGGCGGTCCCACTGCGCGCGCGCCATGTAGGCGCCCATCCGGCCGGCGCCGCGCCACTGCTCCGAGGACCAGGTGTGTCCGCGGTCGTTCGACCAGCGCAGCATCAGCTGCGGTTCGGTCTGCGTCGCGCCGGCGAGCCCGGTCTCGAGGTCCACCTCGAGCCGCGTGAAGAACGCGCGCGCGTTCTCCTGGCTCAGATGCGGCAGCCGGCGCAGCCGCCGGATCGGGTGGCCGACATCATCGACCGCCTCCAGCGTCATCTCGTAAACCGTGCCGTTCTCCAGGTCGCCGACCAGGTGCCGTTCGAACGCTTGCGCATGGCAGCGGCCGCGATGCGCCGTGAACAGCCCGTGCTCGTCGTCCCAGTAGGCCCGCTCATGCCAGAGGCGCGTCGCGGCGTCGTAGACCCAGGTCGCGCCGCCGGTCGGGAAGGTGAGGACGTAGAACGTGTGCCCCTCGTCCTGGTAGGCGTAGCCGAGCGCATCGCTCGTCGTCGCGTAGCGCCGCCACGCCGTCTCGCAGGCGTGCGTCGAGATCCGCTGGGGCACATACTGCGGGGCGAAGACGGCGAGGGTGTCGCCGTCGCGGTTTTGCGCGAGCCACGCGAGCGCGTTGTCGAACCGCACGACCGAGCCGGGCGCACCGACGCCATACTCAATCGACACACTCGGAATCGGCGCGAAGGGAAAATTTGCCGCGCCGGCGTTGTACCAGACTTCGGTGCGCACCGGGCCCCAGAGCCACAGCTCACGATGCGACGCCAGGCCGGCGACGAGGCCCGTGCCGGTCGTGTGCGCGCCCACTTCCCCGTTCCAGATCAACCCGTCGAACAAGCCCGAGATGTGGAACTGCGTCGGCGTCACCGCGATGAAGTAGCCATCGAGAAAGGTGCCCATGAGCGCGTCGCCCGACGGAAACTGCGCCACGGTCGTCAGCGGCGTCAGCACGTGGGTGCGGAGGTCGAGGATGTAGCCGTAGAGGCCCGAGACGACGAACAGCTGCTGCGCGCCGAGCCCGTTGGTGCGCATCGTCACCGGCCGGCCGTCGTTCTCGACGGTGCCGCGCACGGTCACGACGCCGAGCGCATCGATCTCGCAGAGCGTGCCGCCGGCCACCGCCCAACAGCGGCCAAGATCCGCGTAGAGGCCGCGCACCGGGTGGTCCGGCAGCGCGCAGAACGCCGTCAGCCCCGGCGTCGGGTAGAACACGACGGCGGCCTTGCCGGCGCCCGACTCGACCTGTTCGGGATAAAAGTTAATCGTGCGCTGGGCGTCCACCGCGACGCTGCGCGACTCGTAGGTCGGGCCGACGAGCGGGATCCGCGCCATCAGCCGCCCTCATCGGTGCGCCAATCGTAGCCGCCGACCGACCCCGGCAGCGCTGCCGGCATCGCGAGCACGACGGGCGCGAGGTTGACGCGCTCGAGTTGCGCCTTGGCGTCGGTCGCGATCTTCATCAGCATCGGATCGATCGGGCGGCCGACCTCCGGCGCGAGCTCCATCGCGAGCGCATCCCGCAGCGCGCGGAAGTAGCCGGGCGGAAAGTCGAGCACGGTGTTGAGCGTCAGGTCCTCGAGGACGAGGGGCGCCGGCAGATACAACCGCAGGGTGACCAGCGCGCCGCCGCTGTAGACCGGCCAGAGATGCAGCACCGCGAGCGGCCACGCGGCGTCGTAGTAGGCCGCCGTCGGGATGGTCGAGGCCATCGTCTTCTGCCGCTCGTTGTTCCACGCCTGGCGCGACGCGAGCACCTGCTTGATCTCGAAGTTCGGCGTGCCGGCCTGGACCGTCCGCACCGCGTCGATCCACGGCGGCCGGATCGGCACGTCGAAGTCGCCGCCCGGGCCGACGGTGTAGAACGGGCGCGCGACGAGCGGCGCGGGCGCGTCGAGCGTCGTCTGCGTCCAGAGCACCAACGACTCGGTGCTCCACGTCGCCAGGAGATCCCGCAACCGGTCGAGCCCGTCGGCCGCGAGGTCGGCGGCCGGCGTCTCCGTGCCGGCGATCACGCCGAGCCGCTTGTAACTGGTCGTGATGAGGTCGCGCGCCGTGCGCGCCAGGGCACTGACCACTTACGTGTCCATCCACAGCAGGATGTCGGTGGCCGTCGTGCTCGCGGCCATGATGCGCGTCGGCGCCACCGGCAGGAACGTCCCCGGCAGCGCGCGGAACTTCACCGGCGCCTCGCGCCCGGAGACGAGCATCAGTTGCCCGGTGCCGCCGCCGACGTAGACGCCGGCGACCGGGCCACGCACGTCGAGCACATCCGACGGCACCGCCGGGCGCCAGTAGCCGCCCGTGATCGGTTCTTGCGGCATGGGTTACACCTCGCGCAGCGCGACGAGCTCGCCGGCGGTCGTGCCGGTGGCGTTGATGCGCTTCGCCGCGACCGGCAGCAGCGTGCCGATGTTCAGCCCTTTGAAGGAGACGACGCTGTTGTCGGGCAGCACGGCGACCACGACGCCGCCGGGCGACCCGACCCAGATCGCCTGGGTGACCCACGGCAGATCGACGGTGTCGCTGGGCGTGATGAGCGCCCAGCTGTTGTAAACCGTCGTCCCCATTACGGGGTCCGCTTCTCCGCTTTCGGCGTCGCGACCGCCTCGGTCGCGGTGGTCACGCGCGCGGCCGGGATGTGCCGCTCCGAGCCGATCAGCCGACCCGGCGCCGCCGGGTCATCGATGCTGCTGCGGCCGGTGCCGAGCGGCCGGTCGATCCGGGGTGGTCCCTGGTCCTCGCCGTCCACCACGACGCGCCGCATCCCGCCGTAGAGCGGGCCGAGGCTCGCCTCGGGCGCCGTCTCGAACGGCAGCTCGCTGACATGCACCCAGTCGCCGTCGAGCGCGGCTTCTTCCTCCGGCGTGTTGACGGTGCGTGTCGTCAGCGCGCCAGGCGCGCTCGCGGTCCGGTGGACGAGCGTCCGCGGATACTCATCCTCCTGGTAGCCGATCCGCCCGGTCGCCTTGCTGCGTCCACTGGCGCGCGCCTCGTCGTTCTCGGCTTTGAGTCGGTCCTTCTCGCCTTTTTCGTCGTGTGGGTGATTCGATCCCGCCATCACTGCCCCCTTATTGAACTGTGTCTCGGAAAGAAGGCGGCGCGCGCGCGACGCGCGCCGCGTGACAGCGTTACGGCCAGGCCGGCGCGCCTTGCGCGACGCCATTGAACCCCACCTGACGCCAGGCGTTCGCGTTGATGTCGAAGACGTTGCCGCTGTAGACGTTGATCCACGGCACCGCGAGCTCGTTGGTGCCGTTCGCCGCGCCCGACTTGTCGTACTTGCCGTAGTAACTCGCCGGCGCCGTCTTGATCTTCGCGCCGGCGTTGTGCGCGACCGCGGCCGTGCCGTGCACGCCGCGCTTCACCAGGTAGAGCTTGTCGTTGGTCTCGAAGACGCGCGCCAGGATGTCGATCGCCTCGCGGTCTACGTAGGCGACCTGGCCGGGCACCACGGTCGCGCCGGAGACGAGCAGAATGCGGTCGTCCATCGGCTGCAGCGCGGCGCCCAGCGTCGTTTCATTCATCGTGACTGCCATGTGAGCCTCCTAGCCATGCATCCGCACGGCCACTGCGCGTTAGCCGTGAATGCGGACGGCCATCTCCGGCCGGATCGTCTTGACGCCCCAGAGGATGTCGAGACGCGCCGGTTGTGAATCGGTCTGGATGTCGTAGGCCTTGATGACGCGCACCGAGATGCCCAGCTGTTTGTCCGACACGCGGTCGGCCATCCAGACGCCGCCGGGCAGTGGGAGGTCCGCCATCACCAGGGTGATCGCGTCTTCATGGAAGCCGAGCCCGACTGGGCCGGTGGCGCCGGCGGCGCCGAGCACGGTGAGCGGCGCGCCTGCACCTGGCGCCGCCGTGACCGTTTGATTGACCCCGGCCGGGATGATCGCGGGTGAGATGGGAATCGTCGCCGCGCCGGTGACATCGGAGGCGACATCGGCGAGCGCCACAAACTGCTGGAGCTTGCCGGTCGTCTGCCGCGACACCGGGTTGACGCCGTAGACGCCAGCGATGGTGAACACGTCGCCGCGATTGAGCCGCGGGCCGACCGCGGCGGTCCAGCCGTTGACCGCGAGCGCCGCGCCGGTCTGGCCGGCGGTGGTGACGGCGGGCGAGCCGCCGAGCGGGCCGACGGTGTGGCGCGCGACGTTCTGGTCCATCGACCACGTATCCCAGCCCAGCGTCTCGCCGCTGAACTGGCCCGTGCGGTACTGCTTGCTGATCTGCGGGGCGCTATTGAAGAGCGCTTGGTTGGCGTTGACGATGGCGGGCATCTGGTCCTCGCTGAGCACCATGTGCCGTTCGCCGTCGCGCGGCGTCGCCGTCTTGTCGAGCATCGCGCCCGCTTCCATGTAGGTGAGGTTCGAGGACGGGATGACGCCCGGCACGCCGACCGCGTTGTAGATCTCCTTGTACTGCTGGCCGATCTGCCAATCGACATCGTTGACCACGGTCGCCACCGCCGGCGCGATGTACCGCTTGCTGTAGTCGTCAATGTCGAGCAGGAGCTCGGCGGTCGAGAACTGCAGATCGACGCCGGTCTGAAACTGAATCGCGACCGGCACGCTCGTCTCGACGGTGTTCTGCGGTTGCAGCGCCTGGCCGCGCCGCAGCGTGTACTTCACGGGCATCCGCACGTTGAGGACGGAGCCGATCTTCGCGCCGCTCTTGGCGAATTGATCGTCGTAGTCGCGATTGACGAAACCGGCGAGTCGGAGGGTGTTAACGAGTAACCGCGCGGCCTCGCGCGTGATCATGTTGATCGTGAGGTTCGTGTTCGGCATGCCTGATCACCGGCCACCTCCTCGACGGCGAGCCACTTCAGCGTTCCGACGTTGGATGAATTCGCTGAGCGGCACTTCGTCCAGGCTGCGGCTTGTTTGCGTGCCTCCACCCCCAACCGGCGAGATTGGAGCGGGCGCACGGGTGACAGGAGTCGTCGCTGGCCCCGTGCCGGTTGGTGCGGGGGTCCCTGCGGAGCCAGCGAGCGCGAGGAGATGTCGTTCGATGAGGGGAAACGCCTGCGGCGGGTACGCCTGCGAGAGTTGCGCGATCTCGTTGGCGGCCTCCGGGTGCGTGCCGAGCCAGTACATGATCTCCGCGCCCTGCGGCGACCGGAGACACACGTCCTGCATGACCGGCGAGAGCACGACACTATCGTTCTGGACGACGTGATCGAAATCGGGATGGGTCGCGCGCACGGCCGCGGCGCGCTCCGGGAATCCGTTCACTTGCTGCTGAAACGCCTGCTGGGCCGCCTCGGCCTGCCGGCGCTGCTGTTCCGCCGCGAAGGCCGCCGCGATCTCCTGGCGGCTTTCCCAGCGCGCGGACTCCCGCACCCACTGCTCGTAACTTTTGCCCTCCTGCAGGTACTGGTCGAGTTCGGGCGCGGGGTCCGCGAGCGGCGGCGTGTGGGGTGCCCCGTCGGCCGCGCGCGGCGGGGCCGCCGGTTCCGGTGGCCGCGCGTGCCCGTGGCCGTTCCGCAGCGTCGCGAGCTCCTGCTCGAGCGCCTGCACGCGCTGCGACGACGCGCCGTGCAGCCGTTCGGCGTCCGCCGCCTTGCGTACCAGCGTGTCGATCCGTTTTTGGAGCTCGCCGCGGGTGCGGCTCGCTTTGGCGGCCGGCGAGGCGGTAAGCGGGTCGGCCGCCCCACCGTCGGCCTCACCGTCTTCCGTCTCACCGGCGTCGCCATCCCCTACCGGCGGCGGGACCGGCGGCTTCGCGCCGTCGTTCCGCTGCCGCACAAATTCGCCGAGCGGCAACGCGTCGAGCGCCGGCGCCTCGGGGGCGGGCGTGGTCGGCGACGCGGGCGCGGCGGGGGCGACGGGATCAGCCACTCACACTCCTCAGGGACAAAAAAATAGGGGCGACAGTGCGTCCTGCCGGGTTTCAGTCGGCAGGCGTCCATCGCCCCTATTCGATGTCCCCTTGTCTCTCGCACGCAGCCGCTGGGGGGCGGCGTTCGCGTTGCAACCGCTAGCGCGCGAGACTCAGGCTCTTACTCGGTCGAGAGTTCGGGCGCGGCGGCGCCCTGGCCGTTATTCTGCCCAGCCGGCCCGCCCATCACAAGCGCCGGGTCGAGCTCGGGGGGTGATCCGACCATTTGCACCTTGAGTTTCAGTTCGTCGATCGAGGCGCGTAGGCTCTGCACGTTCATGTCGGCCTCGATCTGCTCCGCGGCGATGAGGCGCTTCGTCTGTTCGGTGACCAGGGCGATCCGCTCGCGCGACTCCCGGTCGGCCGCCTTGATGCGCTCCTCGCTCGCGACCTTCGCCGCGTCGGTCTTGATCATCATCGTCTGCTCTTCCACGACCTTGATCAGGGCCTCATGCTGCTGCCCGAGCGCCGCCAGCTGCTGCTGCATCTGTTCCGGCGAGGGGCCGCCCTTCCCTTGGGTGTCCTGCAGTTCCGGCGGCAGCATCTTCTTGAGCCGCTCCGCGAGCTCCGGCGCCCCGGGCCAGTCCATGTTCTTGACCATGATGTCGGCGGCTGCCGGCGCGATGCCGGGCGCCGCCTGGACGAGCTCGAGGATGGACGACACGGCCTCCTGGCGCCGCGTGGTGTAGCTCGCGCCCACCGACACCGTCACTGCGTAGCGGCCCTTGCCGAGGTCGTAGAACTCCGCGAGCCCCTGCCGGAGGGTGCCGGCCGGGGCGCCGGCGATGGGCGCCTGCGGCATCCCCGCGCCCGGCCCGGCCTGCGGCGGGGGCGCACCAGGCGCGCCTGCCGGCGGCGGGCCACTTGGGGCACCCGGCATCCCAGAACCGGGGGCGGCCCCCTGACCGGGCGGCGGCGCGCCTGGCGGCCCCACCGGCTGCGGCGCGCCGTCCTGCCCGGCCTGGAACGCCTGGCCGAGCATTACCGCGCGCACTTCGTCATCGAGGCCAAGGATCTGCACCACGCGCCCCGGCCGGTCGTAAATTTTGGGCAGGAGATCCAGCAGGATCTCCCCGAGGTAGCGCAGTGAGCGCCCGAAGTTGGCGAGGAAGTTCGCATTCGTCTCGCTGCCCTGCTCCCGGCGCGCGAGGATGGCGCGGCCGCTCTGTTCAGTGTCGGACCGCGACGGGTCGCTCGCATCGTAGAACGCCGTCACCGAGCGCAGATCCTGGTCGGCTTGCTTGATGCCGATCATGATCGCCTGAATCGGCGGCTCGACGGTGTTGCGCGACGGCGGCGGCAGGATCTGATCCCCGGTGGCGGTCGTCTTCCCGCGAAACTTCAGCGACGAGTAGGCCTGCGTGTTGGCGTTCGCCCACATCGTCTCGTAGCCGGCGTCCTGGCCTTCATACATCAGCCAGGGCGCGCGCGGCGCAAGCGCGGTGACCTCGGTCGCGGTGCTGACCCAGTAGTCGTACATGCGCTGCGGGTCAATCGCCGCGCGCACCAGGCCGCGCTTGGTGCGCTGGCCGTTGGTGACGAGCCGTTCACCCTCGACCTCGACCACCGGAATGAACTTCCCGGCCCACTCCCGCTCCTCGAGGATGTCCGTGCCCGAATGCAAGCACCACTTGATGACGCGCTGGCGCACATCGCGCTCTTGCAGCACCTCAACGCCCTCGGGGAGGGATTCGCCCTTGGTGAGCATCAACGTCTCGCCGCTCGTCAACCGCACCAGGCGCGCGGGCACGTCCTCGACGTGGAAGTACTCCGCGACGCGCACGCTGCCGCTCGGGAACCAGCGTCCGACCTCGTCGCCCTGGCTCTGGAACGACGCCAGGCTCGCGGCCGCCTTCCCCTTGCCGAAGCGCGCGTCGTACTCATCGGGCGTCAGGTCCTGCACGATGTGACACCACCGCGCGTCGCTCCGGTTCCAGTGGCGCGAGGCCGGGTCGAAGTAGACCGTGTAGGGGTTCTCGATCCACTCGATCTTGACCTCTTGATCGAAGGAGTCGTCCGATTCGTACTCAGTCAGGATGCGGAAGTAGCCCCAGCCGCGCGAAACGGCGCCGTCGAACGCCCAGTCGTAGGCGACATCGGCGTAGCTCTGCGCTTCGATTTGGCGGATGAGCCCCTGCACGATCTCGGCGGTCGCCTGGTCGGCGCCTTCGCCCACCGGGTTGATCTGAATCGCGGGCCGCGCCTGGCGCTCGCGGTTGGTGACCATCCGGATCGGCTGCGACAGTTTGTCGATCGTGAGGCAGGGGCGGCCGTCGCGGTTGCGGGCGTCCTTGATGCTGGTCGGCCAGTGGTCGCCGGCCCGGAACTTGTCGTCCTCGAGGCCCAACTTGCGGAGCTCGCTCTCGGCGTCGGCCGCCAGGCGGAAGCGCTCGCGCGACCGGGTGAGGTAGTCCTCCTCCTCGGCGCGGGTGCGCTTCGTCTTCTTCTCGGCATCCGGGGGGGCGCCGGCGAGCGCGGCGGTTTGTGGGGCGTAGCGTTCTGGCGTGTCGGGCACGGCCCTCCCCAGGCGCCCCCACGCCTGCGAGGCAGGATTGTGGCACAGTCGCGCGGCGGCGGTACTACTGCCCCACTCTCCGTGCCCGCGCCTTCGCGCCTGACGGCCGCATACCTGGCTTGACAACAGCCCATGCGTGCTGAGACTCTAAGCACGCATCCAAACCACAACAGGAGCAGGCATGTCCGACAATAGTATCAGCAGGCAGTCGAAGGGCGGCAAGACTCGCGCGACGGTGCTCACCAAGGAGGAACTCGCAGCGGCCGGGCGAACGGCGGCCTTGGCTCGCTGGAACGCCGATCTTCCACAGGCCACGCACGACGGCGCTATGCAGCTGGGGGATCGCACCTTGATCGCAGCCGTCCTTGGCAACGGTAAGCGACTCCTGAGTCAGGGCACGTTCCTTCAGGCTATCGGGCGCTCGCGCACGCCGAAGGCCGGAACAGGCGGCTTCTCGACTGTCGACGATCTCCCCTTTTTCTTGCAGGCAGAGGAGCTTAAGCCCTTTGTGTCTGAGGAGTTGGTGTTGTCGACGACTCCGATCCTGTTCAGGCTTCGGAACGGGCAGCGCACAGTGGGCTACGACGCGCTCCTGCTGCCAATGGTCGCAGAGGTCTACCTGAAACTCCGCGACTGGTACTACGAGAAGAACAAGCGCGTCCCGACGAAGTACGCGCACATCGTGACGGCCTGCGACACCCTGACCCGCGCACTCGCCAAGGACGGCATCCGTGCGATGGTAGATCTCGCGACCGGCTATCAGGCCGATAAGGCGCGAGAGGACGCGCTGAAGATCATCGCGCTCTACATCGCTCCTAGCTTGATGCCATGGACGCGCAGATTCCCGCACGAGTTTTTCCGAGAAACGTACCGCCTGCACGGATGGGAGTACAAGTCGGGGTCCGTGAAGCACCCGCAGTATCTTGGTAAATTTATTAACAAGTACATCTACGACCCGCTGCCGCCTGGAGTCCCCGCGGAAATGAAGCGCCTCCTGCCAAAGAACGAGAACGGCAATCGCCGCGCGAAGTTGTGGCAAACGATGACAATTGGTACCGGCATCCCCCACCTGGATCGCCAAATCACCACCGTTCTGACCATCATGCAACTCTCGGCGTCGAAGGCCGTCTTTGAGCAGCAGTTTAAGACGCTGTTTGGCAAACAGCCGCAGCTTCCATACATTGGCGCTGGGAACGCGCTGGATGCGGCGAAGTAACTCGCTCAGCGGTGAGCGCCTCAGTGCGCGACCAGCCGGTAGACGCTCTGCCGCACCGCGCCCGTCCGCTCGATGCGCCCGCGGAGCCCGTAGATCGACGTGTTCACCGCCGACAGCGGCAGGCCGGTCGCCGCCACGATCTCGCGCATCGTCAGCGCGCGGCCGCCCGCGAGCGCTGCGAGCACCTGGTCCACCGACGTGACGGTCGCGCGCGCCGCGCGCACCGGGTAGACCTTGGCCGTGTTCCGCGTCGCGTGCAGCAGATCGTCGTCGCGCCCGTTGTGCGCGCCGTTCCAGGTCACTTCGTACGCTGCCCCCATCGCGTCCCCCTTTACCCCATCCACCCGGTCCCGACCTCCGGCGACTGCGGCCCCCGCTGCCGCGCCGCCTCCTCGGCCGCGCGCCTGGCGCGGTCCCGCGCGTCCTCTTCCGCCGCCGTCGCCTGGCCGCCGCCGAAATTCAGCTCGAGATACTCGAGACAGTTCTGCCCGTGCTCGTACCAGCCGTCCTTCTTCGGCTTACGCACCTGCTTCGAGCCGACCGACACGTAGTGCTCGTCCCAGACGTAACCAGCCTCGCAGCCATCCGCCAGGAACGCCCACGGCACCGGCCCGCCCGCGCCGACGCGCCACCAGCGTGTCATCTGCTCGTCGTGGTCCTTGGTCCCGTCGATCCCGAAGGCCTCGCCCCACGGCGTGCGCCGGCGCATCTGGCCGGCCAAGCGCTCGACCATCGCGCCGCGGACATCCGGCGCGTTGCTGTTCTCGCGGTACTCGATCAGGTGCCCCTCGGCGTAGGCGGCGCGGAGGACGCTCAGCGCGTTCTCGCGCGTCCCGTGGCTGTGGGCATGCGTGCCGGCGGGGTCGCAACAGGTGCGCAGGTCGATCAGCTTCGGAAACCAGGCCGCGCGGTAGCCCTGGACGAGCGGCAGGAAGTCCTCGAGGAAGAGATCCATCCCGAGCACGCCGCCCAGGAGCACGATGCCGCCGCCGATCGGGAACTGCGCCGCCAGCCAACACGGATGATGCTTGCCGAAGTCGTACGCCTCGTAGAGCGGGAGCGCCGGGTTCCAGGCCAGCGGCCGCTCGTGCAGCGCCCGGTTGAACATGCCCTTGTAGACCGGCACGCCGATCACGTTCAGTCCGCGGCGCCCGTCCACGAGCGTTTTCCGCTTCGGATGGCCGAGCGGATAGGTCGCCTCGAGGTGGCGGATCGTGTCGGCGTCCAGGTTCGGCGCGTTGTCGTAGACGCTCAGCCAGAGGTAGCGGCGGTCGGGAATCGCGTTGCTCTCGGGGAACTCGTGCGCGATCCAGTGCGTCACCTCGACCGCCTGCGGCGTGATCGTGATCTGATGCGGGTAGCCCTTCTGCGAGAGCCGCGCCTTGAGCTCGAGGTACACGTCGTGCGGCATCTCCTCAGCCTGATCGACATACGCGCGCGACAACGTCAGCCCGCGAAACTTGCCGTACCGGGTGTGGGCGTCCTGGGCCTTGAGGCCGCGGATGTAGGCGCGCGACCCATTCGGGAGCTCGTCGTAGTGCTCCTCGCCGTTCCACACGGCGCTGACGCCGGCGTTGCGCAGCACCGCGCGCCAGAGCGGCTTGAGCAGCGCGTGCGTCGCGTCCTCGGTCCAGCGCGACAGGATCGTGAAGAGGCCGGGGTGATCGACCAGGGCGCTCAGTTCTTTCCAGAGCGCCATCGTGGTTTTGCCGGAGCGGAGCGAGCCCTCGACGTTGAGCGCGTGCGTCGTGTCGGTCAGGGCCGCGTACTGCTTCGGCCCCCAGCGCATGCGCACCTCCCGCTCGGCGACCGCCGGCGCGGGCGGACTCATGACTCGGGCGGCTCCGGTGGGTCGGGCGCGAGCGCCTCATGCACGATCCGCACGTTCAGCGGTTTCTGCCCGGTCGTGTCCAGGACGACGCGATCCGCCCACAGCCGCTCGCGCTTGCCCAGGAGCTCGAGCGCCGGCATCTTCGCGTGCAGCTCGATCTCGTGCACGTACTCGACCTCCATCGGGTCGCCGGCGAGCGTGCGCGTGACCACCTTGACCTTCTTGACCGTCGGCCCGACCTCCCGGCCGAGCTGCGTCGGCGGTAGGAGGCGCCCCTCGGCGTCAAACAGGTCGCGCACGTTCGACAGGGCGACGCGCTTCAGCTCGAGCAGAATCCGAGCGCCGGTGATCTCGGCGGCCTGGTCGAGCTCCGCGATGCGCGCCTCGATCGCCGCGCGGATGGCAGCATTTGTTAGCAACCGACACGCCTCCACGCGCGCGCCCTTCTCACTAAAGCCGGCGCGGATCGCGGCCTGCGTCCCGTTCCAATCGACGCAATACTCGACCACAAACCGGGCTTGCTTGCTCGTCATAGGACCTGTCCTGTCAATGCGGTGTGCTCTCGGCGGCCGCCGATTCCTCGACGTAGCGCGTCAACCCTTCGTCGTAGGGCATAACCACCGTACATGGAGTCGGCTCGCCGCCCCGGCGCGCCTTGGCGGCGTCCTCATGGTGGTGATACTCGAACAGCGCCTGGTCCTCGCCCCCGCGCCATTCGTGAAAGACCATGAGCACCGATTTGCCGCACATCGGGCAGCAGAGGCCCGGTTTCAAACGGCCCGACATCAGCGCCTCACCGCAAACACGGTATGCGCCGGCACCTTGAGCGGTTTATCCGCCGGCCCTTTCACGTAGGGCATGATGTAGACGAGCTTGTGCTCATCCTTGTAGGGCTGGTTTCGCCAATGCCCATCGACCACCCAGCGACACGACCAGTCCACCACCTCGCCGCTCCCGTCAGGCGCCCGTGCCATCGACTCAGCGCGCCGCAGTTCAATCACCTTCACATCACTCGGCAGCGGCGCGTTGGCTTCGCGCGCCAACTGCTTTCGCCGATGCCGCTCGATGTGGCCGCTCGTCCAGGACACGACCCGCGACTGGAGCCAGGTCGCGCCGGCCATGAGCACACTGAGAATCCAGACGGCCGCGTGTAATTCCGCTTCCTTAAATTCGGGGTCACTCTCAAGTTGGACCGCGGAGAGCGTGACATCTAATCGGTCGCCATCGCGAATGTGGATCTGCGCGAAGGGGAACGGGTCTACGAACGTGAAGCGGGCCCGCACAAACATGCGGACGACGATCCCAGCCGGCTCCTCAGGGCCCGCCGGTCCCCACAGGAGCGCCACGATGTGGTCGATACTGTCGTCAATGCGATGCGGCAATTTCACGGGCGCCTCGAACCACCACCACCCGAGCGGCGACGGCAATACCGCGCGCTGGAATAGCGTCGCCGGGGGTACCGTGCGGGCGGCGCTCACGAGCGCCGCCGTCGTTTCAGTGTTCCAGGCGTAGCATGAGGCCTGGCGCAGATGGTCCCGCACCTGATGAAACCACTCGGGTGCCTTCGGGTCGTCCCGCAATAACTGCCGCGTGCTGCGCAGCGCAGCGAATTGCTCTTCCAACGCCACCATCCACGGCCGATCCACCATTGACCGCTACGCCGCGCCGGCGCGCACGGCGGCCTGCTCCTCCGGCGTCCAGCCGGCCGGCCACTTAATCTTCCGCGCCTCGCCGTAGGTGCCCTGCTCGTACTCGTCGGCGGTGATCAGCGGCCCGCAGCCCTTCTTCGCTTGATGCGCGGCGATCACGTCGTTGTCGCGCACGTACTTGCCAAACCAGGCCGCACCGCACCGGCAGAACACGGCGACGCGCGGCTCCTTCTTCGTGACGGCCATCTGCTCCTCCCCGCGGCTCGGCACCGCCGCCGCGCGACAATGCCGAGCCCTACGCGCTGTTGACGTGCGATCTATTTACGTGGCTCGGGGTGCGGCTTCCCAGGCGTCGAGCCCGGCCCGCTGGGCTTGTCGGCCGGCAGTTGCTCCGGGCGGCCGGGGCGGTCGTCAGTCGGGCGCTCCGGCCCGGTCGGGCGGTCGGGGCGGTCAGCAATCGGGTGTTCTGGACGGTCAGGCATACGGTCCTCCCTTTCACGGTTGACGGAGCTCAGTAAGTGTTGGCGGCTACCCTCGCAGCGGAATGTCGCCGATCCCAAACAGCCGCAGCAGCCAGACCGCCAGGACGATGATCACGATCACCCGAAGCACGGTCTTGATCGGTGGCGACATCGGGATGTACGTCTCGATCAGGTAGAGCGCCACGCCGACGACAACGAGCACGATGATCAGTTCGAGCAGTCCCATCGGTGCCTCCTCTAGAGATCCTTGGTGTCGAGCCACCAGGCGATGAAGAACGTCACGCAGCGGGTGTAATGCACGGAGTACTTCTCGCGCGGATCAACAATCTGCCCGACGACAATCGGGTCGCTGCGCCGCGGCGCTTTCACGACGCCGATGCGGTCGAAGATGTTGAGCGCCATCGCGCGGTCGGTCGCGTCGAGAATCGCCGGCTTGACCAGCGCGTGCGGGAATTCGATCTGCTCGTCGTAGCCCACCGCCGTGAACAAGTCCTTGCGGACCTTCCCGCCGTCGGTCTGTTTTTGGTCGTAGGAGTCATCGCGCATCTTGCAGAGCTCATCGACGTAGCGGCCCCGGCCGGGCGGGGCGAGGTCGGGCGTCACCGGCACCGCTTCGTAGGTGCGCGTCTCCTGCTTCGGCGTCCGGCGCGCCACCCGCACCGCCAGGACATCGACGTTGAAGTTTGGGACGATGAGGTAACCGGCCTTGACCGCCGCCTGAATCTTCGCGTAGTAGACCATCCGCTTGATGGTCCGCTTCGCCGCCGCCGGCCAGTGGTTCCGCCAGAGCATCCGCGCCGCTTCGCGGCTATTCGCCCGCTGCTCACGGAGCTCGAGCGACAGCGCGACGATCTTGGCGCGGCACCAGTCGTACACCTGGCGCTGCACCAGCGGCAGTTCCTGCGGCGAGAGCGCGACTAGTTGCTGGTTCGGCACCTCAACGGCCATCGTGTCAGCGAATGTGTCCATCACGGCCTCCGTTCGAGCCGCCGCGCCGCCGCGGCCAGGCTGTTGACGCGATCGATCAGCGCGCGCACCTCCACGACGACGACGCCCAGCTGCGCGACCACCCGGTCGCATTCGGCGACGACGGCGGCCGGGCTGAGCGTCGCACCGACCGCCGCCGCGATCTCCGGGTCGTCCTCGAGCACCATCGGTAATCCCTCCAGGCTGATGCCCCAGCGCAGCGGCGCGACCGGCACGCCCCCTCGCACGCCCGCCCAGCCGCGCATCCCTACGGGCATCCTGGCGCCTCACTCACGCCGTGGGCGCGCCGTCCCCGTGGACGCGAACGCCGCCACCGCCTCGGCGTCCCACGGCAACACGTCGAGGTCGAGCGTCGGTTTCGCGCGACGCGCGACGGACGGCTGCATGTCTCCCCCCCCCCGTCGCCAGGCGCCGATGGACGGGGCAGTAACTCGACCCCGCCACCGCCAGCGCGGCACACCGGAGCGCGCCCCGGATCCCGAGCGGACTCTGGCCCTCTTTGATCACCCACGCGCAGGACTTCGTCGGCATTGACGCACCCCTCGGACCACAGGCCCTGTGTACTTCCTGTGTACTTGCTGCGTACTTCGATCGGGAACTCATCACTATTCATCTCCCGATAAGAAGGTGTAAGTGGGTGAGTTTGTTAGGAAAAACAGGAGAGGAATAGTCATCGATACAGATGACTACCGGAGTTACCCGACTGAAAATCGTAGTGTCGCCAGTTCGATTCTGGCCCTCGCCACCACCGACAACCCCTCTAGAATCCACCACTTACCTCTTCGATCCGCCGCTTAGCATTTTGCCTCGGTTGGCCGTTTTGTGTACTTGCTGGGTACTTCGTACGGGTTTCTGGGTACTTGCCGGCGCCGCGTCAGCGTCCCAACCCATCGCCGCCGCGACCGCGGCCCCGTCATCCTCGCCCTCGGGCAGCTGCAGGTAGCGCTGCGTCATGAGCAGGGTGGAATGCCCGAGCAGCAGCTGAATCCGCCGGAGGTCGAGGCCCGCCTGCCACCAGCGTGACGCGCACTCGCGCCGCAGATCCCGGAACTGCAGATCGATCCCTTGCAGGAGCTTGTGATCGCTCTCGGCGGTGCGCCCCCGGCCGTCGGCGGTGATCATGCCGTAGGCGAGCAGGCGCGCCGTGCGCCACGCCCGATAGTGACTCACCACCCGGCCGTTGTCGTCCCCGAAGACGTAGTCGCCCGCCGCGAGGACGCACAGCTGCCCCGCCAGGACCTGGGCGAGCGGCCCGGCCGGATCGAATGGCACCCGGCGATCCTGCTTCGCCTTGCCGCCCCCGCGCGACCGGCCGAGGAACGTGACATAGGGCTGGCCCTTGAGAGGTTTGAGCACGACATGCTCGACGCGCACCCGGTTGAGGTCGCTGCCCCGGCCCGCCAATTCGAGCGCCCCGAGGATCCGCCGCTCGAGCGCGATCCCGGCGCCCTGGTGGATCTCCCCCTTCATGACCTGGCACGCCACCAGGAGCGCCGCCTCTTCACTCAGCCCGCTGAAGAGGCGCGGCTTCAACCGGCGGCTGCGGGTGTCGTCCAGGTCGGTGATGGCGACGCCGTGCCGGTGGAACGGGGAGCGGCGCAGCCACGGCGTGCGCTGCCCCATCCCCCACCGGACGACCGCGCGCAGCCGCACCAGGAGGTGCCGCACGCCCGACGCGCCGCGCTCCACGACCTTGTCGCCCGGCGCCCAGCCCTCCGCGAGCTCGTCCTCGAACTTGCCGACCGTCGTCTCGTCCTCGAGGTCGGTCACGGCCGCGTCGCCGAAGTACTCGCTGATGTGCCGGAGTTCGCTCCAGACGACGGCCGGCTGCTTCAGGCGCGGCGCCGGGGCCTTGCCGTCGTCATCGGCGTCGAGCACCGGGTGCGCGGCGTTCGCGCGGCGATAGGCGGCGACCAGGTCGGCGACCGTGTGGGCGCGCGTCGTCGTCGCTTGTTCGGTCGGCGTCTTCCGGGGGTCGCGGCCGTTCAGCCAGTCGGCCTGAATTTTCGCGGCCCATTGCACCGCCGTCTCTTCCGTCCGCAGCGTGCGCGGCCCGCCCCGCGCGAGCGCGTACTCCGTGACATCGACACGCGGCTTGCGCGCGCCGTGGATCATCGGCGCGTAGATCCAGCGGCCGCCTTCGCGCCGGACTCGAAGGGTGGTTTTCATCGCCCACCGCCCCGCAGACGGGCGGCGCGGTCCCGCACCGCTTGCGCGAGCCACTCGTCGCTCGCCTCCGGGATCTCCGAAAAATCGATCTTTGAATCCGGCAGCGGCCGCTTCGGTGCCCGCGCCTGCGCCGCCCAGCGGTCAGCCGCCGTCGGGGTGTAGCGCACGAGAGACGCGACCGGCTTGCGCGGTCGGCCCCCCTTTTTGCCATTGCGGCGCGCCGCGCGCGTCTTGGCGTCTGATTTCACTTTCCCACCGCGCCGACCAAGCGAGACGGCGGCGGGATCCTTCCGAGTCCGCGCAGGTTTCTGTGTCATCCGCACAGTATAACCCAACCGGTTTGCTTCACTCACCGCGCGCGCCGCGCCACTGGCGCCGGCGCCAGGCGCTCCACCTTCGCTGGCCGTAGCCGCAGCGGCGGGAAGCTCGCCACCCACGCGTCGAACTCGCGTTTCGCGATCAAGATGCGCCCGCGCTCGAGCCCCGTCACATGCACATGGTGATTCGGGAGCGGATGCGTCGGATCTTCCATGTAGCGGCGTAGCGTCTTGACCGAAATCCCGCAGTAGCGCGACAGCGCTTCGACATCGAAGAACCGATCCTCGGTGTGCTCCTCTGGCCGTTCTCGTTCCCCCATACCTGCCCCCTTTAGTCGTCTTTCGTTTGCCGCGCGCGCACATCCACCGATCGCCGCGAGGCCGGCGGCGTCCATCGCACCGGCGCGAGCTCCGGCGGCGGCCGCGCCGGCACGTCGAGCGGCGGCGACGTATGCGCGCACAAGACGCAGCGCACCAGGACCCGCGCGCTGCGGATCAGCCGATGCGCTTCGAGCGGCGCGCCGGTGGGAATCGGCCCGCCACAGCGGCCGCAGATCCGATCGCGGTGCGCGCGCGTCCACTCGATCACGTGGGGCCCTGCTCCTCTGGGCTCCGCTCGAACACGGCGACGATGGTTTCGTTCAGTTCTTGCGGCGCCGTGATGAGGCGATGCAGCGAGAACGTCAGCAGCCGATACCCGCGCTGCCGGTTCACTTCGATCACGTCCTCGAAGCGCTCCGCGACTAAGCCGACGCCGAGCTCGTCCCCGTTGATCCAGTTTTTCGAGACTTCCGCCACGATGAAGCGCCGCATGGGCACCGTCACTGGTCCACCGCCGCCGGCTCGCCGGCCGGGAGAAACGCACGCACCGCCGCGGCGCAGTGCTCGAGCGCGCGCACCGCCTGCGGCCCTTCCGCCCGCGCCACCGACAGCAGCGTCGGGTAGCCGCTATCAATCGACGCCTCGACCTCCGCACGCGTCGCCGCGCGCCCCTCGCGCCACCAGGTGACCACCTCCGGCGTGCCGACCGTGATCAGGTGCCCCGCTTCGCCGGCATACGCGCTGAACACCGAGTAGCTGCGCGTCATCCAAAGACACGTCACGCCGGGGTTGCGGTCGAGGCCAGCGCCCGCCGCCGGCTTCGCGTTGGGCGGCAGATCCTCCGTGCGGCGCACGGCGTGTGGGTTCGCCAGAAACGGACAGTGCTGAATCGCCCACTCGGCACACTCGCGGTGCGAGGGCGGTTCCGAGGTCGTCCGCGTCAGCGCGCACATCGGGCCGATCGGGAACGCGAGCCATCGCCCCAGCGGCGCGCCGCAGACCCAGCACACGCGCGTCTTGATCGCCAGCACCCATTTCTTCGGGTCCATGGCGCGGAACTCGGGCACCTGGACGCCGTCGCGCTCAATCCAGCCGACGAACCAGGGCACGGGATAGCCGCGCGCGTCCACCGGCAGATGTTGGAGCCGCGCCGGCAGCGGCCCGAGTTTAGTGCGTACGTCAGCCATTACCAGCTTCCTCCTCGTCCGGCCACAGGGCCTCGAGCGCCGCTTCCAGGGAGTCGCGCATGTAGCGATGCACCGTGCCGTCCAACTGGAGAAACGTGAACGCGTCCTCTCGGTGCGCGTTGAGGGCGTCGTGCACGAAGAACATCAGCAACAGGATCGCCGCGTCTCCGTTCAGGGCGGCCTCGTGGTTCACGTCGTCAGCCATCACTCGAACACCTCGGGCGGCCGGGTGGGATCGCTCAACCAGGCCTCGACGAGCGCCGGCGTGCCCCAGCACTGACCGGGCGCGTAGTTGAACAGAAACGTCACTAGAGCGAACAACCCGCCGGCGCGCGCCCACTCATCGCCGCGGCCGCACGCCGCGCGCAGGTCGTTCGCCAGGACCGCCGTCAGGAACGATCCGACCGGGCGCCGCGCGGCGATGTACTCGACGAGGCCGGCGTGGAGATGTGCCGGCACCAGACTTTCCGCGAGCCGCGCGCGCAGGTGCTGGCGATAGTCAACGACGGCGGTGGTCTCAGACATGGGCCTCCACCACGACGTTCGCTGTGAGCAGTGCGACCGTGTTCTGAAACGCCCGCTCGAGCAGCTCCGGGGGGAGGTGCAGCGCGTAGACGCTGCCGCTCCGCGCCATGCCCGCCATCACGCAGTCCGCGATGAAGTCGAGTACGTCGATCAGATTCACGTCGGCCGGAATGCCGTCTTCGTGCGTGAGGTGGTGACGATTGAGCTTGCGGTGCGCGTCCCACCATTCGGTCCGCTGAAAGCCCGTGAGGAAATCACGATGGAACCCGTCGATGTCGGTGATTTTGTCGGTGTCGTGGGCGAATGCCGTCTCCGCGATCTTGTTGCTGAACAACTGCAACGCTTCCCGCACGTCGCCAATGTGCTGCCTGGAGCTGGCGAGGAGGGTGTCTTTCGAGACGTTCGCAAAATCGCAGGTGCGCGTGTCGGCCGTTGCGCTCGGTCGAATCTTGATCATGGGCTCTGACTCCTTCATGGCGGTCACCGCTGCGACTCGGGCGGATACGGCACCACGTCGAGCGCGATCACTTCCGACGCCTGTGCGCTGGTCAAGATCTGCCGGCGCTTCCGCGTCGCGGCGCCGGGCGACTCGAACGCCACCGGCGGCGACCCCGTGCGCGTGCGGTCGCGGAGGTAGTCCTCGCTGCCTTCGCGGAACGTCAGCCAGAGCGCCCACTGCGTGTGACTCATAAGCGCCCTCGCGTCGAGCCGTCCACCGTCACGCCCAGGCGCTGCAGGATGGCCACCGCGTCCGCGCGGCTGACCACCTCCACCTCCGGCGGCGGCCAGAGCGTCGCCGGCGTCTGTGTCAGCAGCAGCGGCGTGTTGCTCGCGACCACGGTCAGCCCCGCCGTCAGGTCGTCGGGCGTGAACCGAATCCTGAGCCGTCCGCAGCGGTCCTTCACGGCCGCCACCAGGTCGGCGAGCGTGTCGAAGTGTTCGGTCGCGAGCAGCGTTCGCACAATCCGCGCGAGGAGGCGCGTCGTGCGCTGCGTCGCGTCGTCGTGCATTTGGTCTTTCGCCGTTAGGGGCATTCGCGTCTTCGCGAGGCTCTAGATCTACGAATAAGCAACAGACGGAGGACAGATCTCTCAGATCCACCGATGTACCACGGCCGGTACGTACTGCAGATCGAAGAGCCATCGCCCCGCCATCCACCAGGCAATGCTTGAGCACGGCGCAGGGAATGCCTACGCAATGGCACAAGCATTAGTGCGACCCCCAGCGGCCCACCGCGCCCTGCGTCCCGCGAGCGCTCATCCTTTCGCGATACGCCGCTTGCTTGCGCCGCTCCTCTTCGAGCCGCTTGTTCACCAGGCGGCCGTCGTCGCGCCGCTGAAAGCACGGCGCCAGCGCCGGCCACACCTTCCGAAACTCGCCCACCGGCACCCCGAGGATCCGCGCCAGCTGTGACGCGTCGTCGGGGATGGCGCCTTCGAGCCAGCACACCGACAGCAGGGTGATGTAGGCGCCCTTCTCCGCGAGCGACATCGCCAGCACGGGTCCGTCCATCAAAAAATCGCGCGGATAAAACTGAAAGGCCGGCGCCTTGGCACGCGTCCCCATCGCTGCCCCCCTTGTCACTTACTCGCCGGCGCGCGCGTCTCGACGCGCAGCACCGTCTGCCCGAGCTCCTTGCCACAGCGCCGACAGCGCCACACCAAGCGGTGCGGCACAACGAGCGCGCCCTGGTCGTCACGCGCCTGCGTCAACAGCGGCACATGCCCGCCGAGCAGCCAGCACGGCACCCGCCACACGATCAACGGCCAACCTTCACACATGACTCGCCCTCGCCCTCGCGCGTCTCCCAGCGTCCGGGCAAACAGGAGTAGCCGCAGACCCCCTCCGGCGCGCACGACGGATGCAGCAACAGGCGCGGCGGCGCACCGTCGCTGCAGACGCCCTGGATCGGCATCGGGCGGCCGACGTTGATGCCCATTGAGGAGTGCGCGGCGCAGCCCGTCGCGGCGCCGAGGATGGCGAGCAGCGTCGCCCTCATGGCCGGCGCGCCTTCGCCATCACCAGCACGTCATCGAGCGTGGTTTCGGGATCGACGGTCACCGCCAGCTGCACGGCGTAGCCGAGCACCACCCCGATCGGCAGCGGGCCGCCGCTGACGAGCTCCTCACAGAGATGGCCGGCCACCTCCTGCACCGCCTGACGTTCCGCGGTCGTCAAGTCGCGCGTGAGCCGATCTCTCATAGCGTCCTTTCGTACACGCTGAAGCAGCGCAGCCGGTTGTTGTAGCCGGCGACAACCGAGACGCACGCGAGCGCTTTCGCGGCGGTCGGCGGGCGTGGCCAGAGGTAGTGCAGGATGCCAATCCGTCCATGCACCTTCACCGCGTCGAGCGCATGGGCGAGGAGCTCACGCGCGGTCGGACGCGCGGCCGCGCCAGGCGCGTAGTGCGTCGCGTCGGCGTCGGTGTAGGGCGGGTCGATCAGAATCGCCGGCCAGCCGTTGAGGATCGGCGGCAGCGGCAGGCGCGCGTCCTGGCAGAAGTCGGGGTCGGTGGCAGGGTCGAGGTCGAGGGTGCGCCCGTGGGGGCAGAGGCGGTTCCAGGCGGGGTACGCCTTCGCGTGCCCGCCGCAGACGTGGAGCAGCGCGTCGGTGGGCGACACGCCGAGGAGAATCACCGCGCGCTCGAGGAAGCCGTTCGGGTAGGCCCCGTAGTACGGCACCTTCGGGCGCGCGAGAATCCACGTATCGCAGACGGGCCTATAAGACACTACCCGCCTTCCCGCGGCGCGCCGTCACGACGCCACCTCCACCGGCGTGAGCACGTCCGGCGCGGCCGGCGCCTTTTGCCGCGCGCGATACTCAGCCTCGCCGACCTCCTGCCAGTCCCACAGCAGCCGCGTCGCCAGGAACACCGGGAACAGGTCCCGCGCCGGCGGCACCACCACGACTTCGAAGCCCGGGTCCGTCGCCACCTTCGGGAGCCGCACGATCAGCCCGCCATCGACGCGCCCGTGCCCCATCTCGGCGAGCGCGCGCTGATACGCGACGCTCTGGAGGTGGCTTTCGCGGTAGATGGCTTTGCCGGTTTTGAAGTCGATCACGGCGGTGACCGTGTCGGCCGACCAGAGCCAGCGCGCGAGGTCCGGCGCGACCGGTCCCTGCGCCTGCAGCACCGCCAGCAGCCGCGGCCCGCGGAAGGTCGCGACCAGGTCCAGCGTGCCCGCGTAGCGGTGCGTGCGGCTGTAGACGACCTGTTCGATGTGCTTCGGCGTCAACTGCACCGCGTCGGCCCACACGCGCCAGGCGTCGAACGCGAGGCGCGCTTCGGGGACGAGTGCCGGTTCCGGCCCGACGACCAGGCCGAGGCCGCGCTTGAGCTCCCACTCGATGCGCGCGTGCGTCTGACTGCCAATCTCGCACGCGGCGTCGAGCGTCTTCTGATGCGCCTTGCGCGCGGTCAAACGGCCGAGGAGCGTCACGACGAACCCCGCGCGCGGCAGCGGCGTCGGCAACGCCTGGAGCGCCTCGTAGAAGTCGGCCGCCGCCTCGATGACGGCCGTCCGCTCTTCCTTCGCCGCCCACGGGATGAGCGCGGGCTTGTTGATGACGCCGAGGACGTTGGTCACCGATGGCACGCGGTCCGGCGTGCCGTCCGGTGTCTCGCTGGGGATGATGTAGTAGCGGCCCGTGCGCCCATCAGCGCGCAGGACGTTCTCGAGCGGCTTGACGGTCTTAGCGCGCGGCATGAGCGCCTCCGGTCTGTGAGGCGCGGTCCTTGAGGCGGACAAACTCCGTCGGCGCCAGCTTGGGCACGCGCGGCGGCGCCGGCAGCACCGTCGAGACGTTCGCCCACGTTTTGCCGTCGTCGCCGAGATCGTGCGTGACCTGAATCTGGCAGTTGACGCCGATCAGCTTCTCGAGGTCGAAGCCGGCGTGCAGTTCCTGGTCGGTGAACTTCTTCCCGCGCCACCGCTCGAGGTCCTGGCGCAGCGCCGCCTTCTCGTGCAGTGACAGCGTATAGAGCCGCGCGACCTCGAAACGCCGGCCCGCGGCGTCGTCCATGATCGGCAGCTGCCACACGAGCCGGACCTTGTGTTTTTGGCCCCACGCGCCGGCCACGAGCCCGAGGTTCTGTACATCGACGCAGACGGCCTGGTGCACCCCCGCCGGCGCGGGGGTGTCGTTGCGTTGCGGGAGGCGCGCCATGACGGACATCAGCGGCCTCCCTTCGCGGCGAGGCGGTTGAGGGCGACGGCGTAGGCGAAGAGGTCGGCGGCGACGGACGAGACGCGGGGCGAGGAGGCGCCGACGATGGCGGCGGTGCCGTCGTCCTGCGCATCGAGCGCGGCGTTCATGTCGGCGCGGGCGTCCTCCGCGATCATGATCGCCACGCACCGCGCGCAGGTGGGTTGCAGGGAGTGCGTGAGGTCCCCGAGGACCATGCGCGCGCCGCACACGGCGAAGTCGGGCGCGTGATCGTCTTCCGTCCACGGGGCATAGTGCGTAACATTCGGGTTCAGCATGGGCGCGCCCTCCTGTGGCGCGTCGGTGTTAGCGCGGCGTTCGTCGTTTCAGCGACGGCGCCGCGCGCCTTGCGACCCGGTTATCGGGTCGCGCTTTGTTCGGTCTTCTCCAATCGCGTCTGATCCGGGACCGGAAAGAGCAGCTCGGTCTCGACGCCCAGCGCCCGCGCGAGACGGACGAT